TTATAGAGAGCACCAGCAACAGAGTCAACTGCCCAGTCAACACTATCTACAGAATGTGATTCAGACATTCCACCTTTCTTACCAAACAGTTTCTCTTTGACTGCCTTTCTTTCGGCAGGGTTCAAAGAACTGTTAGACATGTACTGAGAGAACGCTTGCTTGAGATCGATGTCCTCTCTTCTGGCACGATAACGAATATCGTACACTGCTTGGCGAATTCTCTTTTCGGAATTCTCAGCAGGTGATCCACCACCTTCTTTTTTTCCAGCAGCGGGCGCACCTTTCTTAGCACTTTTAGCAGGAGCAGCAGGAGCGTGCTTTCTTGCTGGAAGTTCTTCAGAGATATTGGTTTTCATTGGAAGATGTTACAGACTTACTTTTTCCTATATTTATTTATGAATTGTAGACCCCAACTAGAACCGGGGACCATTGACTCAACATACTTACGATGAGAATCAGTACCAACTAGACGTTGATCAGGGGGAACTCCACCCTTTTCAGTACCATTTACAACCGCTTCGTTCACATCTTTGATCCAAGACTTGAACATAATGTTGTCTTCAGTAACACAAATGAGGTAGTTTGTGCCGCGACGAATAATTCGTCCAATAAGACCAGTGTTCAGGTTCTCAACCAACTCACCAATCTTATAGATGGTCTTAGCAACATAGTTCTCACGAAGAGTTTGGTAGTCAAACTTGGGAGCCATTTCCCAAATACCCCACTCTTCATTGATTCCCATTGAACGACGAACTGTATTGAAAATTTCCTTTGCCCTCTCTGGTTTCATATCCGAAGGCATACCAGAACGAAACTTCTTAAAGTCGTTCTCAGCAGCAGCAAGTCTCATTCTTGAAGCAGAAAGACCTTCTACACCTTCTGCGTCTGGATCTCTATCTCCAGCAGACATGACTTCCAGTTTATCAAATTGATAGAGTTTGCCGTTATAAGCACCTGATAGTTTCTCAAACTCTTTGACTCTATCAGCACCACCAACGATTCTTACATTCGCATACCCATCATTATGTGCTTTCTTCAGAACATCAAAGATAGTACGAGTTGCTGCATCATTAGAAATATTCTTTTTGTGCTGCGGGAACATATCCTGCATCACTTTCACTTTAGTATCAGCATCCAGTGGGTTCTTCTTTGGATCCTGACTGCGTGATGGAACAATGAGATAGTCTCCACCATCACTCTTAGCAGAACCAGCAGCAGTATCCATCAACTGCAAGTGACCAAGGTGTGGTGGGTTGAACCTACCAAAGGCAACAGTCAGAGTTCCCTTGGTCTTCTCTACAGGTTCAAACTTAGGACCATCATCCTTCTTCTCTTCACCCTTGCCTGCTTTTGGTTTAGGTGCTCCTTGCTGTTTCAGTTGAGGATCAACGAAGTTGGGATTAGAGATTCTCTTTTCCTTTTCAGTCTGCTCAGGGTCTTTACCACCAACTTTCTGACGCTTATTATAAAAGACTAGTTTCCCTTTCTCAGTCTTTGCTACAAACTCACCGCTGTTGCGGTCATACCATCCACCATGACCATCGCCTTTCAGACCCATTCTTGCTGCCTGTTGTGCAGCAGACTCGGACAAAAACTGGAAAAAATTCTTCATCACTTTTTATTCAGCAACTCCTTGGTTATCGTCTTTTCGTTAGTAACGATGTACCTTAAAATTTGTTTTCGTATCAGTATATATTTATTCTTTTGTTTATTATTAGTAGCAGCATCAATTTCACGCTGAAGTGTTGTGTACACATATCCAGCAAAATTCTTAAAATCTCTACTCTTAAAGTCTTTGATGAGTTGACGTAGATACTCAGACATACTGTTTGATGGACCTACCACCCTTTCCGCTGATGACCATTCTAGCACCCTTTACACCATAGTTGTCCCTATCTCCCTTGTATATCGCCATGAAAACTGGTTCATAAGTTCCAGTGATAGCATCACCATTATTGTGAGTCTGTGCTGAAGCAACCAACTTATACTTACCAGTTGTTACTCTTTGAATATTGACTGCACCCTGTAGAAGTAGGTCAACATTCTGTATGCTAGAAGGACCACCATAACCATTACCATAAACCGCCATCATCTTAAGTCTGGTGTCTTTTATTTTTCTAGCGACTGTTGTAGCGGGTGGAATACCATTGGGATACATTTGCTGTATCGTCTGAACAAACGCTTGGGTCTCTGGATGAGCAGCAAGAACAGGTTCACCTCTCATAGTGATACCACCCCACTGCTGAATAGCAGTTGCTGATAGACCATCTTTATGAGAAACAAAACCAACCATTCTACCTTGGTCATCTCTAAAGTGGAAGTCTGACTTTGGAGTTCCAGGTGTGCTCTCTACAGTAACAACTCTATAATAGTTTTTACCTACCTTTAGAGTAACAACATCACTACCATTCTTCTGTTTTATTTCCTCAAGTTTTCTTCTTATAACTCTAACCTGCTCATCTTCTGCAGCAGTAGTATTTTGAGTTCTTCCAGAAAAAGTAGAGTCTTTATATAACTGTGTTAGTCTTATCGTACTATTCGTTACTGTTGGTAGAATAATACTCTGACCCTGCTGATACTGTGCTAAGTCGTCTACACTACCCAATGTCTTAGCAACTCTTGGATCTATCTTTACCTTTAGACCATTACCCTCAACAAGAGTAAAATCACCTCTACCAGCAATTCTGGTCTTGAATAGAGAAAAGTTATTTCTTTTTCTTAGTTCTGCAGGTGATAATGACGCCATTACCTTTTTGAACTATTTAGTGCTCGTGAGAGGACTTGAACCTCCACAGATAAAATCTACTGGAACCTAAACCCAGCGCGTCTACCAATTCCGCCACACGAGCAAATGACCCTTTCGGGTCTTGTGTGCTTATTCTACCACAGCACTGATGGCGTCGTCAAGGTCAACAATGACTTCACGGATTTCAAAGACTCGCCCTGGGCAAGAGTCACCAGTGGAGTATCCTTTTTGTGCATCGAACAAAACTTGACGAACTGCCGCTGCAGCGCGGACAGACATTTCAATAGTTACGTTTTTCATACTTCATACTTATCAAATAGTTTTCTAATGTTTTGAGTAATTCCCATTCCTCCAGTGTACGTTTCCAAAAGTTGTTCTTCTTCATCGACAATAATAAGGACGGGAGTTGCAGTTACATTATACTTCTTTGCGAGGTCCAAGTTCTCTTGTGGAATGGGAGTATCAGCAAAGTCATCAAGATAAACTTCTTGGATGACGCTAGTGCGCTCATCTTTGAGAGCATTGAAGTATTTTTTGACTAAACCACAAGGTCCACAGGACTCTTTGGTGAAGATAATAAACTTACTCATCGATCGTCAGCAGCACGGTTTTCTGAGAAGTAAACATCAAAGGTGCCTTCAGGATAACGCTTCTCCAGTTTCTTGACGTTGGTAGCAATCACATCGTCAAAGGAAACACCGAGCGCCATGCAGGCTTGAGCAACGTACCACATAAGATCACCGAGTTCAATAATAAGATGCTCACGGTTATCGTCGTTCCAAGGTTTTCCTTGGAAAACCATCTTCTTGATGATTTCAAGAAACTCCCCACCTTCAGCATTAATACCAACGCCTGCAGTAAGAAGTCGCTCAATATTGGCACCCTTTTCATCAAGGGCAACAAGGCGGTCGGAAAGAGCGAGAAAATCAGTAGAGGCGTCGCTAGTAACCGCATCAACAAATTTTTGATAGCGTTCAAAATCAATATGCTTAGTCATTAAAATTTAAATCCGTCGAATGATTTTTTGGGTTTCTTGTCTTCGTAGTCATTATACTCCTCATCCTGCCCAGAGTCAAGAATATCCTTCTGAGCGGACTGTTCACAATCATACAGTCTCATCTTTGCTCGATCAATACCCACAATGAAGCGTTTGTAAATCGTTGGGTCATTATAACGATTCTTCAATTGCTTCACCATAAGTTGTCCCAACCCTTCGAGTTCTTCAGTAGAAATAAGGGCAAACATAAGATCAGCAGTAGCAGGCAAACCAAAGGATTCACTTGTATCAGTAAGCTCCACATCAGAGCTACCATAACCAGAACGAGTGGTCTGCGTGGCAGAAACGATAGGGACGTTTGCTTCAACAGCCAACCCTCGCAACTCCTCAGCAATCGCTTTGATATAGCTATATGAATTGACAGAAAGGTTTGACTTATAGCGGGAGGAAGCACATATATTAAGGTAATCAATGAAAATAATATCAGGCTTAAATGACTTCTTAAGTGCAAGTTCGTTAAGAAGTGCCTTAAAGTGTCCACTATGTGCTGATGCTGTAGGATACTCCTTAATTATAAGAGTTCCTTGAGTTTTCTTAGAAAGGTTAGTAACTTTATTTTCAAATGTAGTTCTAGGAAGATCTGTTAGATCTTGGATATTGACATTGAGAAGGTTTGCATCAATACGTTCAGCAATTTTTTCCTCTGCCATTTCCATTGTAACGTAAAGCACATTACGTCCGTTAAGCAGAACGGAGCTAGCCATATGACACATGAAAAGAGACTTACCAACACCTGTCCCAGCAAGAGCGATGTTAAGAGTCTTATTAGGAAGACCACCTTTCGTAATCTTGTTAAAATAATCAAGATCAAACGGGATACGGTCCTCTTTCCTGTGATACGCCTCATAACGTTCCTGAAAGTCTTGTAAGTAATCGTGTCCAATGTGGTTATCAAAAGATACTGCTAGAGCATCGGAAAGAATAGAAGGAATAGCGTCACGATTCTTCTTTTCATTATTACCATCAGCGATAGTAATAGATTCCATAAGTGCTAAGTAAATAGCACGATCACGACACCACTTCTCAGTAGTATCTAACAACCATTGTTGGTCTACAGGAGTATCGTGAAAAAATCCACTAATTTCACGAACTTCTTTAATTTCACTTTCAGTTAGATCAGTTCTATTCTCAAGCTCAATTTTGAGTGCTTCTGTTGTGATAGCAGAACCATACTTCACAATGAAGTGAACAATCTCCTGAAAGATTACTTTTTCAGTGCGCTGGTCAAAGTAATCTGGTTGAATGAAAGGAATTACTTTCCTAGAGTATTCTTCATTGTAAACAAGGTTCCTAAGAATAGTGGTTTCAATCCTTTCCATTATATGTAATGTAAGTATGTGCTTAACAAATATTTTGGTCCACTGATTGGTGCTTGACCCTCATGGGGGAACATCCACAGTGGAGGAAACACAACTAAAGAACCTTTACATGGTTTTATCTCACCATGCTCAAATGCTGTGTTTCCACCGCGATCAACGGTATTCAAATACCAAAAGAATGATAGAAATCTTCTGGCGCTAGAGTGATTGACGACATCGACGTGTGTATCAAATCTATCATCACTGTTAGCATTATACCTCTTTATCCGAAATTCTTCAAATGAATGTTTCTCAGGTAAAGGATAATCAGAGAAGTATTCATAATACTTCTTCTTGTATTCTAAGGTAGTTTTAACAAGTAGATTATGAATAACTTCACATTTTTCCCTATTTTGCGTCAGGTTTAATTGTGTAAAGTTGGGATAACCACCATTACTCACTTGCTCCTGCTTATCCTGGTTTTCCTCAAAGTATGAAATCAATTGATCACATACTTCGTTAGGAAGAACCTTTGGATAAACGTGAACGAAGTCAGATAAACTACCCATAAGAGAAATGTTCCTTTGCTACAGCATCAAGTTGCTGCATTACTTCTGGAGTGAAATACTGGTCGGGGTCTTTGAGAATTGCTTTAGCATAGACTTTTTTGCCGTCGATCTCATAACGTCCTGCGACGTTCTTCCAGAGACCGCCAACTTCACCGAGTTCAAGAAGACCATAATAACGATCAAGACCACGCTCATCGTAAAACAGACGTACCGTAACATCTTGGTTCTCCTTGCTTAAACGTGACTTAGCAGTCTTAGCCTTGATAAGGTTTCCGACGATTTCAGTTCCGTCTTTTTCCTTTTTCTTGCTGAGATGAATAATGGTAGAAGCAGCGTACTTAAGACCAGAACCGCCCCCCATCTCTTTAGTAGGTACGTAAGCGCCAATGACATCGTAGGTGTGGTT